TTGGTAAAATGCAAGTTGTGGTGGCAAAGCGTCCATCACTAGACGGTGAGATGCGTGGTCAATTTGATGACGTACTAGGTATCCAACTACTTCGTAATAGGTTCGCATTACTTGCGATGGAAGCAGCGGAGAAATCAGTACAGGCACCAATTGTTGTACCAGGCGATGTTCAAGAACTACAGTTGGGTGGAGATGCAATCATCCGCACCAACTCACCAGCAGGTGTGCGCCGTGTAGATTTAAATATTCCACCAGGTGCGTTCACTGAGCAACAAGTATTTCTTAATGAGTTGCGTACTGGTACACGTTATCCAGAGTCAAGAACTGGAAACATTGATGCATCAATAGTCACGGGACAAGGCGTTCAAGCGCTTATGGGTGGCTTTGATACACAGGTTAAATCAGCCCAAGCAATCTTTGCTTCTGCTCTTAAAGATGTTATCTCTGTCTGTTTTGAGATGGATGAGAAATTATTTAACTTTGTTAAAACAATTCGTGGTGTTGATGCTGGTTCTCCTTACTCACTTGAGTACACACCATCAAAAGATATTAAGGGTGACTACTCAGCCGATGTTCGTTATGGCATGCTTGCTGGTCTTAATCCAGCGCAAGGACTTATCTTCATGCTACAAGCACTTGGCGGTAAATTAATATCTAAAGATATGGCTATGCGTGAACTACCATTTGGTATTAACGTAACCCAAGAACAAGAAAAGATTGAAGTGGAAGAAATGCGTAATGCTTTAGTGGGTTCACTACAGGCATACACACAAGCAATTCCACAACTAGCAGCAGCAGGTGGGGATGCATCTGATATCGTGAAAAAAATCGCACAAGTAATTAAAGCCCGTCAAAAGGGAATATCAATTGAAGATGCGATTGAAGATATCTTTACCCCAGAATTGCCTCCTGCTGGTACCGAACAAATGGTTGAGCAAACGTCCCCTGCTCCCGCAGGTCCAGTAGGAGGTCTACCTTCACAAGCGCCACAAGGTGGTGGATTACAAAGTCTTTTATCTAGTCTAAGTGCAGGCGGTAGAGCAAGTGCTAGTGCAAGGACAGTAGTAAGAAGATAACTAAGGTGGGGGACAATGACAGCAATAGTTGGAATACAAGGTAAAGGCTGGGCTGTTCTAGGCGCAGATACTTTAACTACGTATACAGACAGACCTTATGTTGCTAAGGGATGTGACAAGATAGTTAAGATTGGTGAGTATCTAATTGCAGTTGCAGGTGATGCAATTGTAGGAGATATTCTTAATAACCTATGGCAACCACCTAAAGTAATTAAAACGCAAGACCCAGATAGATTTATGATGATTAGAGTATTGCCATCTATAAAGCAAACAATAATAGATGGTGGATATGACCCAACACCTAAAACAAAGAACGATGATGATTCTGGATGGGATGCATTAGTTTGTTTTAATGGAAGGATATATCAAGTTAGTGATGACTATGGATATATGCGAGATGACAAAGGTTTATATGCAATAGGTTCTGGTGGAACCTTAGCCCTTGGTGCATTAGCAGCAATGGAGTTAGAAACTAAAACTCATGCTAAGGCATCTGGTGCAGCAAAGAAAGCAATCAATATAGCAATTCAATACAATGTGTGGTGCGGTGGTACTGCAAATGTTAAAACACAATTTACTAAGTAGGAGATATTATGTCAATGATGGAGCAAGGTGGATATAGAAAACCGAGTAACCCAGCCTCAGTATCAGGCCCTGGCGCTCTTAGTCAGCGGACTGATGGGGGTCCAACCCAACCTGCAACCTACATGGCAGGACTACCATACGGACAGGGACAACAAAATTACGACAATCAAGTAGCAGCACCTATGGCTGGCAATCCTGTACCACAAATGGAAATGCCAACACCATTACTAGCGCCTACTGCACGTCCTTCAGAACCTATTACTGCTGGTATTGACCGTGGTGCTGGACCTGGCTCTGATGCAATTGGAGCATTACCTAATAGGGCTTATACAATTACAGATGTATTTAGAAATTTAATTGCTTATGACCCATCAGGTGATGCTGAGTTAGTCTATAGACAATTAGTTGACGAAGGATACTAATGTCCGTAAAAGTTAATTTTATAGTAGCAAAGACTAATCCTAATCTTTATGCTGCTGCTAAGGCTGCTAACTTGCCACAAGACCAAGTATCTCAGTTAGAACAATTTTCTTGGACAGTTGATAAAAATAAAAAACTTAATCAATTATCTGCCGATGCTGCTAGGAAAGAATACAACGAGTTAGACCCAGAGATTCAGGAAAAACTTAAGTATCTATACCCTAAAGCAGATTATTTGCAAGCACCACCTGATGCTAGCGACTATGCACTAGGTGCATTAAAGACTGTTGGTAAAATAGTAGCCTCTCCATTAATTGGTATATACAAGGCTGCTGGTGTATATAACAGAGTAATTAACACACCTTACTTGGTAGCACGTCAGGCTGCTCAAGGTGAAGGTTTGTTTTCTATGCAAACCTGGACAGATGCTTGGGATGGTCGCAGAATATTTGACCACGGTGCATTGGCTGAAACTATTAACTATTTTGGTAATGAAAAAGTAGAGGTTGCAAAAGGATTTTTAGCAGGTAAAACACCAGGAGAAATTATTGCTGCATCTGGTGGCACAGTAAATCAAAAATTATTAAATGCTTTAGAAGAGTCACTTAATAATCCAGATGAGTTTAAGCAAGTAATGGATGGTGTTAAGTATGCACAGGTATCTCCAGGTAGAGATTTAGCCCGTTCATTCTTTAGTAAGAATCCAAATAGCAGTACTGCTACTGGAGATTATATTGATGGTAAGACTAAAGATATATCAGGTAGAATAGATTTCTTTTATCAGTTAGCAATTGACCCACTTACTTGGTTTACTGGTGGTTTATCATCTGCAGCCCGTGCTGGTACTAGAGCAGCACAGACAATACAAAAGTTTCCAAATGCCACTGGTGTTAAGATGGTGTTTGATGATGAAAAAAATGGTGTTCGTAAACTGTGGGATGACCAACTTGGCCCTAAAGTAGCAGACCTTATAGATGCTAAAAAAGCAGGAGATAGGGTAGCAGCCAAAACAATTACTGATGATATTAAATTAAATCATCCTGCATATAATAATGATTCAGCAATTAAAATGCTGGAAGATAATAATATTACTAGTGCTAAATCTGCGTTAGATTATTTTTCACAAGCAGAAAAACTACCATACTTTATGGGTGGTCGTACTGATGGTATTCAATACTCCCGTAATGGTATTGCTACTGCAAATACACATAGAAAATTAGCAATAGGTGTTTCTAAATTTACAGAAAAATTTATTAACCCTAGAGTTTTTGGTAGTGCTGAAGAAGCACTTAAAGCAACTGATGATGCTTGGGATTCTTTACTTAAACAATCTCCAGAAAATGCAGCCATTGCTCCAGAAGCAACTGACCTAAAGAAATTTCACGATAGTTTAACATTAAAACAAAAAATTCAAGTTGGTATAACCCGTCAACTTACTCGTTCACCACAAAATGCTGTAATAAAATTGGGAGCAGATGCAGTAGAAACTGCTGATGCGTTTAGATTAACCGCAAGACAGGTTATGCCTAAAGACATGGCCGAGTTTATGACTCAAAAATTTATTACATCTACACAAAATGACCAGATTTCTATAATGAAAGCAATTGATTACGCAATCATTGAGCGTTATGGCATTACTGGTGTACCTGGTGGTAAAGATTTAGCAATGGAAATTATAAATACCAAGTATGGTATATCCAATGCAATGGATGAGATTGCAGAATTACCAGTTCGTCCAGATGTAGCGCAAATTTTATCTAAAGATACAATAGTTTATCGTAATGGTGTGGCTTATAAGAAAACTGGAAGCGTTATTCAACCATTCCAAGAAACAAATGCAGTTGCTGCCCTTGATTATTTTATGTTAAGCGAGTACGCATTTCAAGCAAAAAGAAAAAAGAACTTTTTATTAAGCATACAGGGTTCAACCTCATCTAAACTTGCAACTGAATTGGTAAATGGTTGGTCTTTGTTTACTCTTTTCCCACGTTTAGGTATACGAAGTGCTATTGACGAAGCAATGATGTATATTCTTACAGCACCTGCTAGAAATATAATGGATGTTTTTGTTCCTGAATTTTTAAAAGGAAGAACAGGCGTTGGTAGAAAAGGAAGCATAGCCTCAAATATTGCTTCATCATATTCTGGCTCTAAGTCTGGCGAAAAATTACGTCAAGCACTTGCTAATAAACTTGGATATAAAAGCCCAGCAGAAGCATTAGATATTCAGGCTAGAGAAAATGCACTTATTGAGTATGCTAAGAAAAAAGGACTAGCAGATACTGGCGAGTTGACCTCAAGCCAACGTAAATATGCACAAGCCCTTGCTGCTACAGATATTTACAATAATAGACTATTTGGCAAATTAGACCAAGATGAAAAAGATTATTTAATTCAAGCCCTTGCTTTAAACTCACAATACTTAGGTGCAGCAACTCGTTCTATTACCAGCGCTGCCAACATTACTGGCAAGCAAGCCCCAGAAGTTGCTGAAGAGTTTTTAGATATGAATCAATTTGACCGTTTGCTTAAATCCCTTCAAGAAAACTTTAAGGTTCAGGGTGCAGCAAAAGGTAAAGATGTTGATGTTGGAAAGTTAGTAAGAGATGGCGTTCTTAATGGTATGGGCGTTGGAGTTATACACTTTGAAAACTTTGTAAAACGTTTTTATGGAAATCGTAAAAATATTTACGGTGACCTACAAACCTATAACTTTAATCCAGCCACAGTATTCTTAAACAATAATGCTCTAAGAGATACTAATGACTGGAATCGTGCTAGAAATCAATTGCTAGCCAAGGTAGGCGTTGAACGCAATGTAGAGGGAGTCTTTGATGACGTTACTCAACAGACAATGGATGAACTACAAGGTAAGTTTTTATATAGCATAAGAGATAAAAAGGCTTTAGATAGTTTCTTGCAAAGCAGAGGTTATACAAATACAAGACGCTCAGAGGGCGTAGATGATATTGATATTGCTCGTGACTTAGTAGAACAAATCTTAGCCGATACTTATAGGTATTTCCATGGAGATTCTCAAAAGTACAATCAAGCATTAATGGATGCTATTAAATCAAAGCATAGTCAAATTGTAAAAGACTCTCCAGACTTTGTTCC